AAATTAAGATTTATACCAGCTGTTTGGTCTATCGAAAGAAGCTCTGTTGCAAAACCTAGTAATAAATATGTGAATCCCTGGGAAAATTCCCCCCGCCAGTAGCAGGGTTGAAACCATGGGTTTACTCTATTACTAGCGCAGTAGAAAGAACACTACTGGCCCGCGGACTCACTGCGGGACTTGGTTTATACCGGAGGCGGCTCCCAATCATAGTACAATGGGGGCGGTCCGATATAAAAGTGGACAGAAAAGTCGTCTCCACCGGCTGCGTATACATCTACAGGCTTATATACATTTTGCGAGCCTTCGTAAATACATTCGCAGTCGACTCCGTCGACCTTCGTGTTACTGGAGTAACTACTGGAAGTTCTGTCCTCCTTCCGACACAATTGGAACCGATCCATCGAATAGAACGGTATTTCCACCTCGTTAGTAGGCTGTGTCACACCTACTGTCGAATGAGCGCCTGAGGCGCCCGACGTCTTTGCTACCAACGCGTTAGCGGCGTATATTGTCAGTCCAACGTTGCCTGTCAAAGGTTCAAGTGTCTCCGTAATGGACGCAAAAGACGAATCGTCCACTATTCTCGTTATACGCATAGGGGTCTCCACGTTGCTGACGGCCTTCCACCTTATACTTCCTCTATATCCTGCATACGCAAATGACAGGTAATTAAGAAAGGTAGTATTGCAAAAGTTATAGTCGTATAGCTTCGTGCCAGACGCCGGTACCCTCATTATGGCATTAAAGACCTTGCCTCTATTGAATGGGAAAGCGCTGAAACGCCGAATGAAAGCGTATCTCGAACCGCTATCACCCTGAGGTAGTCCATAGGTAGTGTGGTGTATAAAACGCTTCACTAGTGGTCTGAAGCTTATAACACTTTCCCCAAAGAATATCTTCCCAAGGTCGGCACTAATGCTGCTTTCCAGGCCAGTCATAGCTTGTGGCTCCCCAATAGGAGAAGTTCCATCTGTTACAGTCACGTCCTCCTCGAGGCCCTGGAACCGCAATGCAACCTCAGTCTCGCTAGACTGCGACTTCAACGACAAAAAGATATAGTCGTCGGCGGGGTCGGCGCATTGAAAGTCCGGTCCACCGGACACGGAAACAAGAATATCAACCTCAGGGGAAGAAGACGAGGGAGTTGTCAATGGCGTGACTACATGTACAGCCAATACACCGTTGCCTTTGTCCAATTGGGTCAATCCGACGGAATCGCTATACATTTGGGCCGCAGTATTGTTGAAATCCAAACGTTTACAAAACGGGCGCGATTGGGACACAGGTATAGACACTGTGAAATCCCTTGTCTCGCTAATATCAACTATCTTCATAAAATTGACATTATACTCAACGCCTTGTATTTCATTTGGGTCATAAACGATTTTTAAGCGGCCTTTGTGAAAACTGGAGCACAGAATTTGGAACCTAAAGTTGAGCGTTCCGGTCCAATATACAAATGGCATCGAAGCATAGGCAGTGGACGTCATAAAAATGCGATCGAGTGTTCCAGGGTCTATACGAACTAGATGCGGATCCACTCTCACATTAGTGACAAGGTGCTCTGCAGTATCGCTCGGAAACCATTTAGCAATATGGAATATTGACTCATGGGCTACTATGGACGACAATGTCATTTCATCGGTTGGGGCCAGTCCTACCACACGAGGGTCGATAGTCACCTCGTTCTTGGAGTCCAAGCCCAAAGAAATAGACGCGTCAGGAACATCCACATTGGCCATATTGCCAACGGACTCTATAGTCGCCTTCGCTGGGCCTGCGGCTGCTATCTTAGGTCGCGACCATCCGAATAAACGGGATATGCCTGCAACTGTAGACGCGACCATAGAACTGGCCATAGCGTACGGCGCTATAGCGGGGGAAACTCCTGCTAACATGCGCAGTGACAAGGCAACCGCAGATGCGGGCCCGGACACAACGCCTGTTGCATGGTCAGTCTCGTCCGCTTGGAATCGCAAAGCGACCTCTGTCTCGCATGACTGAGGCGACAAAGCGCCAGGTTCTGTAGACGTGGGCACAGACAATATCACATCCGTCGCATGAACGAAAACTGTGACAGTGAGGCCCGACGTTCCTCCGTTACAATGGCGCAATTGCGTCAACGACTCAATGGTTAACACTCCCATTTCCTGCCACTGTTGTGACGGGATATCAAGGTTGCTGGTACGGCAAAAGAAAGGCAATACCATCTCGCCACCCTGCGAAAGTGTCGGGTCGAGAAACACGTGCGGCCTTTGAGAGCGGATTACCTGCATAGACAAATCGCCAGACGTGAGTTTAATATATTCCATTTCGTCGTCGTTCGCATAAGGCAAGTAAGACGCCATCATACGACCGTGAAAAAACGGATTCCCGTTCACAAGAAACTTGACATGCAGCTTGCACCTTAACAGTTTATAATTGCAAATACGGTTTATCACCCGCGGGTTGCTAAAGAACAGCGACCACGGGTCGATACGATATATATTATAACCGTTTAGGTCAAACGTTAGTGTGGACACCTTAATCGGTCGCAAGAAAAAATCGGACAGGGATGTATTCCCTGTATCTTGCAACGCGGCTGTGGAATCCATTTGGGAATCCATCATGTATCCTGTGTTGGGGGCCACGTCATGAAATGATACTGTCTGGTGTGTAGAGGACGTAGAATTGTCCTTAAATGTTACACCTAGTCTGGTTTCATTCGATTGGTGGAATAATTTTGGCATATTTCCTATCGCACCTGCCAGTGGTGCAAAACCTTCTTGTGACGTTTTAGTAGTACTTTCCTCTTTATTCGATAAATTCATAGTTAGAAGGTTAAAAAGGGAATGCACTTAATACAATATAATACATAATAACAAATACATACAAATAATATATACATTTCTAAGTTGTTAATGAAATACAAATTCAATCTATTCTATTCTATTCTATTAATTATAAATATAACTATTCAAACTTCAGACACTCCACCACAATTGCCTCCGCAACTGGCTCTCCCTGCAAGTAAAAAGTCAACATCGTCTCATAAGAAGGAAGTCGATCGTTCGACGCCAACGCGATATACGGCAAAAGGTCGTGTATTTGAGCCACACGCTCAAGCTGAGCCTTGCGTGTCTCATACACCTCCTTTCCATGCCGAAAGAACTCGCGCAACGCAGAATCGACAGACGAACCACATATACGTTCAATGGGCTCGTCACAATTCTTTCTTTTCATGTAACAATGCAACGACTTGAAGATAGATGCCTCCTCAAGGGGCGCTATAACCTGTTGCACTTCATCACTCCACACAAATTTCCTCTTTAGGAATGTGGCATCCTCCAAGGATACCCACTCCGTTAAGGCACTATGCTTATCAGCAGAAGTATAAGTAATTCCTGCCTTGGCTAAGTGGTCGCGATGTTTGTGCATATTCCACCAGGTACAGCGCGGGTCAACACTTCCAATATTGTCGTCCCCCATAAAGTTGGCTCTAAAATACTCGTCATAATTGTCCAGCTCCTCTACAGGCGCTTCCTGCATGTATGTATAGCGAAACAGAATGGAATTGTTAGCATTACTAACCATAACCGTGGCAAATACGCCAGACGGTAATGACCCGTAAGCCTGAAAATAAATTCCGTCCCACTCATATACAGGATACGCAAATTCGGTGTAGAGAGCCTTAACGACAAGCATATCTTCGTCATCGTAATTCCCCGAATGTCGCAGTATGGCCATATGAACATCAGCTGTTGCCATTGTTATTTGAGGACTCTGAAACTTATCCCAATTCTTGTAGTCACCGGCAAAAACTCTATGACGAGTCTCCGGGGTAAATAACGAATCGTGTAGTTTAGTCCAGTCGGAATTATAACAATTAGCGCTAATGCAGCATTCAAAACGATCCCAATAGTTCTGGTACATTCTGTTTAAGCCACCTAAGTACATTTTGCAGACCAAAAGAAACGCCAACTGCGTTCCTGCGAAAATACGTAACTTGTCCTTAGTAAACTTTGTAGCCTCATCCTTCACATGTGCCTGAAACAAAGTATACATCCTCTCACCTCGCTTAGCTTTGGTAATAAGGTCGTCTACTTGTTCCCTCACTTCAGGAGACAACTTAAGTTCAACTATAGTGCCGTATTCATCCACAAGAGCATAGCCCTCCGCTAAAACGCGTTTGGACTTGCACACGGGAATACCGGCACTAGTCGCCACGCATATGCGGTCGGCTCCATTGACACAGTCTACCCCGTTAACACAACTATCGTAATCCCACACATGTAAATAATGTGAGCACTTTAGCTCGTCAACGAGGTGCAGCGACCGTTTCTTGAGAGAATTACGTGCCTTTAACAGCACGTCCGGATCCAACAAATTTTTGGGTTGTATAATATTCATGAGGTTCTGTTGCCAGGGGCGCCAAGTAGATATATGGCGCGGTTTCCCGTGCTCCCGAGGTGTATTCATAACCTCCGCTACAGTATCACTAATTGGGGTAACATGAACATTGGACCGCAAAGAACGGCGGCCCTTGTCATGAGGTCCAAAAACGTCAACCACACATGGCTCTTCCTCTGGCACGAACTTAAACGGATGGTCTGGGGGGACATCGTCCTCCTCTTCACCGTCCTTCATTAAAGTTTCTTGCTCAAAAGAATAACCATATTGCGGAGATGTGACATAGCCTTCAAATGTGACTGTTGTCTCTTCTCGTAGAGCCTCGATAGCATTTATGATTTGCCCTCGTGTTATAGCATGACAAAATCCGTGCTTACCGTCGCCACCTGAATGAATGCCGAGTATGACAGTTCCTTTGGTATTAACAATATATGGAGACCCACACATTCCTGCAAAAGTACATGCGGAATGCTGATACAAATAGCCGGGATATTTCTTCCCCTCTATAGCAACATTGGGCTTCAATTCGGACATTCGAGCGTACTCCATTAGGAGTCCGTTCTCATCCATGGCACTGTCAATATAAGGCATCTCGTCGCCACTCAAAAAACTCTCAGCAAGCCAGTCTCTTCTAACTCTGGTCACACACGTAGTGTATAGACCGTCATTAGGAATCAAGCCTGTCGGGAAGTAATCCAGGTAGCCTCGCTTCACAGGTAGGGCAGTAACTTTCACCACTCCTATATCTGTATCCGGAATGCGGTAAATGTCGCTCTCTGACAAGCGTTGTTCCACACATTCAATACCAACTCGATTGCTAGCCACATTGGCCATTCTCAAAACACCTGCTCGGATAGAGTGGCAATTACACAGCCAAAAATTATTGACCAGGGGTACCATATTGAAATTCTGTTGCTTTTGCAGGCCCTCCTTGTTAGTATATACAAGGGCCGCAGCCATAATAGACTTCTTCATACAGTTCACCAGGTCCGTAGGGTCCGTTGAGGCACTCTTCATTGTTCTTGCTAGAGGCATAGGCATCCGTGTTATCTTCTTCTTAGACCATGCATTTCCGTGCTCTTCAGAGTCGGGTACAGGGGCTGTAGGCGCCGATTGCGGAGCTATTAGAGAATTACCTACTAACAACTGCTTTGCAAGCAACACCAGCCCTACGCCCATTGCAATTTGCACAGGGGGGCTACGGGCCAAGAAATGTGCAGCGCCATGTATTGTATACGCTGTCTTGACGAACCACGGGGCTTCCTTCCAAAACTCCGAGAACGGCTTCACATTGCCTTGTTCTCTACGCAAGAGATGCAACTCTTCCGTAATACCAGGGTTTACAGGTATAGGATCAGTCTCTCGACTCTCTTTCTTCAAATTGCAGGCACACTTTGTACAGTGCCCAACAATGCGAAAGTGTTCGCACATAGAGTCTTTTTCCACTTGGTCAGCCTTGACATAAGCATCTTCTTGCTCCTTGTCATGCTGCCGTGCGGCATTTCCCATAAATTCGGTAAACTCCCACACGTCATCCGTTTCAAGCACCTTCAGGAAAGAAAATAAATCCTCTCCTTCGTGCACACACGACCGTTTAACCACGACTCGCTCCACCTTGAAATGCCATGCGCTAGGATACACATCCCCTGTGGGGTTGTAAAAAGTACCTTCGCTATTGGTAAATTCTTTCTTGAGCTTCACCGTTGTCACGTAGTCGAAACGCCGCATGATGGACGCAGCGTTATTGGAAAAAACAGAAGAACCCACATCCTTTACATTCGTAGTAGCATACAATGCACGCAAATTGTATTGGTATAGACCCTTTTCGTCTGCTTCAGCCTTCAAAACTGATGACGGGGTATTGTTATTGCACCTCAAGACTCGGTTCAAAGGCGATTCGGAGTACCATTCGTACTTGGTATTACACAAATCGTCTATTAGCATAGAATGGTGCTTCGAGGGATTGTATTCACTGTCGTATTTTACTTCACTTTCGTTAGGTATACTTAAAAATTCATTCCCGTCGTCGATACCGAGTCCAGCGCACACGGCTTTATATTGTAGAATTCTGACAAATGTCTTAGCGACTCCACTCCCTCCAAAAATGAGGTTTGTGAAGGCACGTTTGATAAATGTCTTCTTTCTTTGCAACAACATTATAGCCGAAACCATAGAGTCAAGTCTGAATATTCTCTGAGCAAGAGTGGCCTTCATCATATTTTCTGAGGCGCTCTTCTTCATAGCAATAAATTCCAACTTCAAGTCACCGATAGCCCTCGTAAAGGCCTCTCGTGTCTTGAATTCTCCATTCGTGTGGATATCAATAGCGTCAAGTTCATTCCTATCAACTAGTTTCTGCCATGAGATTATTCTCGAATAGCGGTTATCCAACTCCTCAAATTTGTCGTCATCATACAACAATATCGAGATGTCAGCGCCGTTCATAATGGCAACACCTTTCGACAAGAAAAAATGCACACTGGTTAGTATTAGGTCAACCAAGCCGGTGCATCCGCGTGTGAAATCCCACATCTTAACGGAGAAAAGGCCACCAGTCCGTCTGTTAAACTCATCCACAACGTCCCTCGAGCCGCCATAGCATATAGCCATAATTGCGGTCAATGAACCACTGAGGTTTCTGAGTATATTAGACTGACGCAGCGCCTGCCAATTATCCTTCAACAGGCCAATAAAATCGACCGCCCTTTCCCCAGACTCATGCTTGAGGTTCTTTGTACACGCATCATAAAGTCCACGGATAAAATCAGTGATGTGACCGCTAAGTACGCGAGTCATTGAGCCTCTAACGAATGTTTTGAGATACGCCATTATAGCGCATATTACACTCGGTATAGACCTAGCACTGGTAATTCCGGAGATGCATATTATAAAATCCTCTGCACGCGACAGCAATCCTTCCCAGGTTTGCACGTCCTCCGTGGGGGGCACCGCGAAGCCTCGCAGTGCGTCCATCTGTTCTTGAATATGGTTCACGAGCTTATCTGCCTTGTGTGCAACTTTCTGCACATCTGCAGCTGTATCGACCAGTTGTCGCTGTGTCTCTTGTACAGTTTCCACAGCTTCCATTACTGGTTTAACGATAATTTGCTCCAAACCCTCATGTCGTAGAGATGAGTATTCATGACAATTGTATAGATACACATCCATCTGCTCGTTAAGTAATAGCAAATAGTGTGCATCGATGGGGTCAATTGAATAGAAAAAATAAATACAAAACTCATCGTCGGCGTCCGCCACATCGATTCTCAACGTTCTGAGATCATGTTCCAGACCTACCGACCAAACATACCACCGTCTTCCTCCAGACAATTCATACTGAGTCCCAACTTTCCATCGGGCATACTCCTCCACCAAATACGGAGGGGCAGCCATAAATTCACTTGTAAAGCATTGAGCGTTTATCGCAACTTCTATGAAGCCGATTTGCTCTGTGATCGCACGCGCGTTGGATTCGCTCGTGCAGTCGCCTCTCGTGACGTGATCAGTAGTACTTTCCTCTAAATTGATTTGCATTGCCCTCTGGGCGTTTTAAAAAAGGCGATTTGAGTACTTACATTGGCTTTGTATTCCTTAATATAGTTTTGTTCAGTCCTATAGAGTCAAATATCCGGTAGGGGATGGAACCATGCGAACCCTTTCCAGGGGGGCCACAATCGTTTCCACCTATATACAGGCATCTACCTGGAGACGTCACTCTCCACGCATGCTGATACATGCGGAGCCGGAACCGTTAGGTCACCTACATATCCCTTCGTTTTTAATTGGCGAAGGTTAGCGGCTTAATTCAACCGCCAGAATCTCCATATGTTATTCAAAACTGAGCTTCCTGCTCTCTGGCCACACTGCTTACAGTAATGTCCATCACGCTGCTACTTCTACACTAGTCACCTGTACCTTACCAAGGTTTTATAGGATTTACGCATAATTATGCAAAGCGCTTCACGTGACGACCTCTTACCTTCACAATGAAGAAGAACATTCGTCACCGTACCATACTCTCTAATGAGACACTCCTGGTACTAAACAAAACATGATTTGTATTAACAAATCTTCGGGGCCATTAGGCCCGTCATTATGATACTATAAAGTATCGTGCGTAGCTAATGCTACTAACATTCGCCATAAGGCAAATGTTGCTCAGGTTCATACCAAGTGGTATGAACCGTCATTTCACGGTTTTACGTCCCGATCGACGAAGGGCTACCATAAAGAACAGGTAGCCAAGTCGGTTTTAAGTCCCGATCGACTGTAGTGTTGGTCAGACACTGTTACTAAAAAGGGAGAGAGAAAACAAAAAACAAAACGTGGTTTATCCACGCACATGCGGTTTACCCGCAACGTATATGGTTTACCCATACATAAAGCTTCTGCAACTACAAAAGTAGACCCGACCAAAGGTCCCAGCCCCCGTGAGGGGGCCC